TAATCAACTTTTCCTCGGCCGCCTTTTCTAGTCGGCTTAGGGTCATTAGACCCACTAAATCCTTCTATGGTGATCCTATCACCAGCCGGCATGTTAGTTATTTGATCAAAATAAGATTGTCTTTGATCCAAGGGTATACCAGTATTGGACCCCATTACATATCCATCTTTTGTTTTTTTGTTAGGGTCTGAACCTGGACCTGAGTCTGAGTCTGAGCCTGAGTCTGAGCTGCTGGGCGTGAAAAATGAATTATTTATTTCTGTTCCTGCGTTACCTATAGTTTCTATTATAAATGACTTTAGCTGTCCTATGTTCTCTGGATTTGTTAAATCTTCTGGTATTTCTAAATCATCAAGACCAGGCAATAAGTCGTCACTTAGCATTGATAATATATCACTTCTGCTTGCCTCGTTTATAGTAGTAGCTATTTTATTTTTAAATAAACCCATTTGAGCATCTGAAAGGCCTTTTTTAGAATCTGCTATTTTTCCTATGTCGGAAAGCAGTGAATTAGCAGTATCGTAAGATTTTAAAGAATAATCAGCTAATTGAGTATAAGGTTTAAATTCTCCTAAACCATCTTCAAACATTAAATTACCGTAGTCGTCTATTTCCATGTTAGACTTACCGGAATAAATATTAACTAGGGGCATAGTAGACCCATCCGCATAATTCGCTTTTGAAATTCTGCCCTCATTAAAATCGTCCAAAAATTGCTTTTGGTTTTTTTCAATAGCCTTTTGCTGGGTTGCTAAATTTTCCAAATTATTTCTAACACCATTCATTTCTCTTACATTGTCTAAATATGCAGGATCTGTAGGCTTAAGACCTTTATTAGTTGCTCTAAAAGCAGCGTTAGAATAAATATCTGCTTGACGCTGTACATACTCTCTTTGCTTTCTTTGTTGCTCAGGCGTTAGACCTGCTTTAACAGCTCCACTTTCCGCAACAGCCAAAAACTCGCCCACTTTATCGCGATCGGTTTGTACTAGTTTATTTATATAGTCTTTATTCATTTTAAAAATATTGTATTATCCCATAATGCCCGAAGTAGCAAACCCACCGGCTAAGTTGCCAACGCCTCCTAGTATTCCTTGAGTTGCGGCGTTTCTTGCTTCATTAGCGGCTTGAACTCTTTGCCCTGACATACCCATTAAAGTAGAAACTTTATTAAGCTCTGCTTCTCTTGATTTTAATTCGCCAGCGGCCTCCATTCTTTGTAGATTAGATTCTTGCTGCATTTGAGCCATTTGGTTTTGTCTTTCTTGTTGACCAATACTTACGCTAGCTCTTTCTGCGTTCATCGAAGATTGGTTTGCCATAGCCTGTGCTAAGGCAGCAATACCTGATCCACCTGCGGCACCTTGCATTCCAGACATAGTGTTAGCCAATGATTGTTGTTGTGCTCTATTAGCAAATTCAGCTTGTTGCTGATTCACTGTTAAGTCTTCGTAAACGTTTTCGAGTCCTGCATATACATTAGATGTGTCTAAATTTTCAAACTGCGCTTTTCTTCTTTGAAATTCTTGCTGAGCTCTTCTTTGCTCTCTTTTCCTTTTGCCACTGCCTATAATCCCTCCGGCTATTCCCATTAAGCCTTGGACTCCAGACATAACTGCTCCCATTGGTATCATATCTTTATTATTTTATTATTATATTATTACACATTATTTACTGCTTTCAAATATTTCAGTACCCACAGAAAACAGCTCTGCATATTTTGTTGTATTATTTCTAAATTGAATTTCCGCGTAATAGCCCTTTAGTTGGCCCACGTGCCCAATGGGATCTTTCACATAAAACACAAAGTCTTGTGCCACAGGAGGTGCTACCCCAGCAGCCGCGTCTATAATTATTGTTGTTCCATTAATTGATGTTATAGGGCCCATCTGTATTTCTGTTCCTTCAGAAATATCGACGTACCAAGCTATATCTCCTGTTTGAATATTGACAGGAAGCGGATTTGAAAATGTTAGTGTTATATCTGGCATTATGGCGTATATGAAATTATGTTACTTAAATCTAAATCAAATGTTATACCTGCATCCCCTACATTTACAATTGCAATATCACATTTTAAATTAACAGTGGAGCTATTTACTAAAGTTACATTACTATTAAAAACTTCTATTTTGTTACCATTATCTCTATAAAAATTTATTTGTTGATTATCTAAAACAGTTATAGCTGGTGAAATTGTTAATGCTGTAGACGTATTAACACCAGAAACTGTAGATTCATACGGTGCCAATTCATCCAATAATGCAATCTTGTCACCCACAACTATCCCCGCTGTACTATCTAAAGTAAGTGAGGTTACATTTGTTTGGTTCCCATTAGCGGCAGTTATAATTTCATCTGTGTTTGTAAAATCCGAAGTTTCTATTTGTTTTATAACGGTGAACGTGCCTGTGCCGGTATAAGGTGAAAGATTATAATCTAATTTTATTAACCATATGCCAGAAGACTGCGTTAAATTTGTAAAAGGATTTTGAGTCAAAGCCGCTATTTCTGTGCGCGGATCGGTCGACGGCCAACCAGAAACAGGGGTAGGAACATTATTTACTTTACCTACTATAATTTGAACTTCATTTAATTGACTAACGGTAAAAGGGTTAGGCAATGGTATATTAGCAACATTTGACCCTGTTAGCTCTATAGTATACAGTCTATTGGGTTGCCCTTTTGTTAACGCCGGGAATGATACATCTTGCTCAAATCTTCCGTTTGCATCAAGAGGCTGATTGTTTATAATTGTTGTTGTTGTTGTACCGTCATTTAATGTAGCGCTGAAAGTTGTTGAGGGAGTTCCTAAAACCACTAAAGATCTAATTTCAGCATCATTGCCCAATACGGAAGTATTAAAGGTATATCCTGTTATTTTTGGCAAAGGATTATAAATTAAATTTGTTTTAGGTACTACTATATCAATATGATCTCCTGAAATATCAGCGGAGGGATATATGTAATTAACATCGTAAGTTATATTTGTTAATCTATTTTGCGAATCAAAAATTGGAGTTTGGATTATATTATAGTTGGATTGATTTCCTTGCGTTACATTTATTGAAGGTAGCCCATTATTAGCCCACGCAAAACCTGTTGCGGCGTTATATGTTCTTGTAAAAAGCAATTCATTATTCCCTACATTACCACTGTTAGAATAAGTAGTATCTGTCTCGCTACTATCTCCTGTAACATCAGCCCCTACAACTGCTGTAACTGTTCCCCCTATTGTTATTTCGTTAACAACACCTTGGCCCACAATACACAAAGGTATTGTAACGTTAGCGGATGGCATAGTTACAGTAGGTAAAAAAGTAGTTGTACATATAACATTAGTTCCGCTTTGCGTAAACGTTACACTTTGTACATATGCATTAGAAAACGAAGGGTCTAAACTAAAGTCAGATGCTGTAACAGTATGCCCAGACAATGGGGATATTGTTATTATAGCGCTTGTAACTTGATCGTTTATTACAGTACCCTCTTGTATATTAAACACAGCGTTTGAAAAACTATAGTTATTTATTTCCGGCATATTATTATATTAAGGTGCTACTGGAGTTATTGCGTTATATCTCATCCAGGAGGTTATTATTCCATTTGTTATTTTTATTAATCGGTATTCATTTGGTATTGGAGTAGGGTCATTTGGATCTAGGGCAAGGTTAGGATCAACAGTAGAAGATCCTACCCACAAATACATTGCATCAAAAGGCACAAATTCACATGGGTTACTTACGTGCTGCCCGTAGTTCCATATTTTAGTACCAACGTCAACCCCGTCAGATAAATTATATCTCCATTCTACATTAACATTGCCTACAGGGCCTCCATTTGGATAATCAGTAAAGTTCTCTTCAATAACATATCTAGTGTTACCAAAGTTAGTATATCCTGACCAGTTTACGCCACTATATATATCACTAGAATCAGGAGATCTAAACCAATAAAAATTAATTTCAGTATCAGGCATACAGTCGTCTTCACAGGCCGCTAATGTATTATATTGTGTCCACGATGCTATTTGGCCGCTACTATCTAATATCATTACGTAATAAGTAGAAGGTGCAACTGTTGCATTATTAGCGTCTAGCCCAGCGTGATTCACTGTTAAATCAGACATTTGTTGCCCAGCACCAACGAATAAATATGCGCCAGGCGTGGTGATAGGTTCGTTAGTTAAGCTATTATACATTTGCGTGCCAACTTGCAGCCCCTGACTAGATAAATAAGAAAATGCAGTTGCATTATTTGAAACCAAAGTATAATTTTGAAAAAGAGGATCGTAGAACTCTTCGATTAAACACTTAATATCTTGAGCAATAGTTTCATTTTCAATGTTTAACTCTATAGTCGGTTTAACACAATTCCATATATTTACAAAAGATTGTATTACATCAGGCACAGCTCCTCCGCTTCCGCTACAGCCTTCATCAATTGTAACAGTTAATATGTAATCCTGTGGGTCGCTATCTATGATATCAGGGTTACCAATTCCATCAGGTGTGTCGTCGCAGTCATTAAATATCTCCAACCCTTTTATGTAATTAAAATATTTACCCTCTTTCTTTTCAAATTCTTTAACTTCTCCTCCTTCGAGGTCAGTTTTAACAAAGTTTACATACCAACCTGGTTGCTTTTGTTGTATTGAAGTAGGTATTGCAGGTATAGCGTTTATTTCAGCTATTGAATACCATTCGGAATCATGCAGATACTCAAATCTTCTTGATCTTGTTCCTGTGTAATTTACAGTGCTAAACCCTTTTACAGATTGAGGCCCATCGTTCATTAGAACATTGAAGGAGCTGTCATATTGTTGCCTATAAAAGTTGTTATATAGTATGTTTAGCCCGTGCTCATATATTCGGCCATCTTTAAAAGTGTAATAGATATTGTTTAAACTTATACCACTTTCCGGTATAAATGACTTTCTCGAAGTCCAGCCGTCAACCATTTCTTTAAAAGAAACTGTAGTTTCGTTGCATTTAGTAAAAGCATTTATGTCACATTCCGGTGTTAATTGATATTGTTGACTAGGGCTAAGAATATTATTCCAATCCTGAGACAACCGGTCGAAAGTTATGTTATATAAGTCTTTTTCTTTATCAAAGCTGCCTATAAGCTTATTTGATACTTTTAAATTATCAGCGAAAAAGTCAGACATACCCTTTCCAGCTATATCCGTTACTCCGTCCATTGATAATCGTAAAACAGCTCCACGGTTTTTGTCTGTGAAATATATTCTATAATTATCCGCCGCAAAGCTTTCAGGGTTTTTGCTTATTCCAAACTCACCAAAAGTAGCAGGAACCATAGCTTGGCCTAAAACAGCATTATTACCGGTTAAATTAACATTGCCATCTGCATTAAATAAAGCATCTTTATTCGCTAATATTTTTACTATTTTGTCCTCACATAAAGCTAATAAATCTGTTTGTCTGGTATGTAGTTTTTGAATTGTACCATATGTTGGATTTAAATCTTTTGTTATAGGTTCTGCTTGTATAAATTGGTTGAGCCTATTTATACCGCTTGTAGAGTTAAATATTTGAGAAAATATTAAACCATTCCCCCTTCTTTCTTGAGCGTATGGCTCGTCAAGTGGAGCAGAAACCTTAGGGCCCTTATCTATTGTAAAAGCATTATAATCGTCTCTTATTCTATTAGATTCCACGCCCTGCCCATAAGAATAACAATTATAATAGCTATTTAGCTCATGTGTGCTGTTATAATTCGCTATAGGTATTGCATCAGAAGCTTCGTAATATAAATCTAAATCAATAGCCTCTTTTGGTTCAGTTTCAAAAATAGCTGGATTGTTTGATGTTAAAAGCTTATTATCGTCTTCTATTATTTCCTCTACAACTTGAATACCTGTAGGTAAAAAAGTTTCATTGTAGTTTTGATCCATTGTATAATATGAGGTTTTACGCATATTAGTATGGACTTGTCTGGGGTCACCAACAATATCTGTATAACCCCTGTAGCTTTTCTTTCTTTCGTATGCAATAATTTTGTAAACATTATCACTTACCTCTCCGGTGCTAGAGATAAATCTTAATAAAACTCCGGTACCCCTAATATGATTATACTCAAAAGGACCAATCGTTGCTGAGTGTATATAATGATCGATGTCAAAATCATGTAAAGATACATTAGTACCACCACCATAAGGCCAGCCTGCGAAATTTAATGTAAACTTATTGGACCCATTTGAAGGTCTTTTAGGCAAAAAAGGCGTTGTATGCCCATAGCCTCTACTATCTAGCCAGCCCATTTTTATACCACCGTTACCTGGGCTAATACCTGTAATTGAATTTACAACATTATGCTCAGCTCTAATCGCATATCGTGGTTGCAATGCCTCAAAAGACGCAACAATATTTGTATCAAAAGCAAAGTCTCTATTTATTTTAGCAAAAAATCTACCCTCAAATTCTTGTTTATTTTCTACAACATTTTCTAGTATAGAAATGTCGATATTATCTCCAGGATTGTATGAAGACAACCAAGCTGCATCAAACCCTAAAGGCCTTTCTAGTGTAATTGTATATTGGTCACCTACTCCTGTTGGTCCTCCTGATTTTATATCGTATTTATCAGTGACATTAGCCCCTGCTACTATTTGTAATTTTCTAGTAGATTTAAATCCTTCTTTAAATAAAGTATTTGTTGTTCCGCAATTAAATATTAGTGTAATAAAATCTTGCTCAAATCCGCTTGTAATTTCAACTGTTGCTCTAGCTATGGTTGACTCAAAAGTTTTTATAAAATCTGGCGCCTCGTTTTCTATAGCTAATACCTTATATCTATTTAAATTATCTACCGCAACGTTGTTATCATGCTGCTTTTTAAGAATTAGATAGGTCTCCTCATCAAGTTTATTTCTTTCTGACGAAGGAAATGATAGCCATACATTGCCATCTTCTGCGAAATAAAACCTATCTAAGGCTAAATTATAATACTGATTAGAGGTTTCTTTTATAAAAAATTTAAAATGAGTTGCCCAGCTTGGAGAGGGTCCAGACGGGGTTATTTGAAGAACGTTTGTGCTAACAGAATTTAATATAGGTATATTTATAGAAGCTGTTTTTGTTGTTTGCACCGGGGTTTCTCTCCCATATTTGTCTTTAAATACTATTCCCGCTTGATAAGTTCTTATTGATTTTAAACTTGAGAAAGGTTGTCTTTCAAAAGGATTTGGAACGGTTTCTTGATTGATCGTTAAATTTGCGGGGTGAACTTTCGGCAAATAACTTACTGTTAAATCAATAGGATATTCTATATTATAATTTTGTAAATAATTACCATATATTATTCTATTTCCAACAATCTCTTGTGATTTAGCTTTACGTGGAACATTATCCCAAGGTCTTAATATTTGATTAGACTGTACAACCGCTCCAATTATCTCGGACTTTATTTCAAAAGATGTAGGCACACTTCCAGCGCCAGCGTTATAGGGTAAAAAATCTTTTTTCTTAATAGAATCAACAGAATAAACCGTTGTATTATGAGATTCCTTATATAATATTTCTATCTCATCTACTTCCTCTGTTCCTAATTCTAAAGAATTTATAATAAGTTTTCTAATATTGTTAGTCATCCCGACATTATACCCGTCTGAAGACAAGTATTTAAAATCATTGCCAACAAAAGCTACTTCTGAAAATGGAGAAAAACAAGAATATTCATTATCAATATATTTCCAACGATATGCAAATCTTGGGAAAATATATTCAAACATAGGCTCCTTTTCTTCAAGCAATACCTCCCATTGTATTAATATTACATCGCCATTTTCATCTGTAGGTTTATATAAATCAGATGAAATACCTAATATTTTAGCCGTTACTATACTATTATTTAAAGAATCAATTTGTACTCTAAGTTGATATTCAAATGTTTCATTAAATTGTGAGGTAAATTTACCGTTTAATAATAATATATCGTCATTTTGCCAAACAGGTCCTCCGTTGTTTGCAAATTGGTCGTATATAGGCGCAACATCAAAAGTAATTAAACCGTTCCAATTGGGTATATTACTATTTGCATAATATGTAGGGCTTTCTTCTATATTAGCTAAATATGCTCCGTATGTGTCTAAAGGAAGGGTTACAGCAGGTTCTAAGGTATTAGGTATAAATGTAAAATTTCCAGTACCTGTGCCTGCTGGGCTTTCGGCTGTAGTGTATACTGGAGTAATACCTGTGCCGTTAATATTATTACCGAAGGGAGATGCAGAAACATCTAATAATGGCGCTTTTAAAGGGGATTTTTTAATTACAGTAATATCGTCTTCTGTAAAGTTTGGTTCCGCGCTTCCGCCAAAGCCACAATTAACCTCTGTATAATTATCTTGTCCTGGGTTCCATTCAGGAATTTTCGTATGTGTATTAAAATTACAAGATCCAGCTTTAAACTTGTTAATATTAATTCTTTTTGGTTCTGTCTGATCGTCTGTCCAAAATAAAAACTTATCAATTATGTTAACTCCTGTAATTAAATAATCTGTAGAAAAATTTAATATGTTATTTGTGTCGACTAATATGGGATGTATATACCCTGTTGTGGTGTCTAATTCAGCGATAGCGCTAACATTGTCAGACGCAATAAACCAATATATTTTTTCGTTTATATCGTTTTTTATAGACGCGATACAAACAGGATTATCTAAATCTTCTATATAGTTAGCCTGCCATCCGTTTTCAGTGTCTGATATTTTGCCGCGCAATTCAACATTGCCTTTTACATTTTGTAAAGTACCTACGTTAGACCCCTCTGAGTTTGCTAAATCTAAGTTTAAAGCATCGCGATATTGGCCCTGAGGCACTAGTCGCTCGTCGAGATCTTTATTCATTTTCCCAGTCTGGAAAGAACGGATAAATTCTGGCATATATTAGTGTTTTATTTGTTTAGACTTACCTCGCATGGTTTGCGAAATTTCCTCTAATTTTATATTTGATAATCTTAATTTAGCATTTCGCTTAGCGGCTCTTGCTTCTTTTTTAAACCTCATTACAAGGTATTCTTGAGTATTTGCTCTAGTCGCTAAAATAGCATGCGCAATATGTTTATATATAGCCTCTTCAGCAAACTTATGCACAACCATATCATCTTCGCACCCTAAACCATCACTTATGTATTTTAAAGTTACAATACGATTTGTCATATCAGAACTGAAGTGTATTAGCCCTTTTATTTGGTCAATATAAAATACTCCATTTGATTGAGTATACTGCGGATCTAAACCATATCTCCCCCCAGCGAAATCAGAGCGAGTAAGTTCTCTTGCGTCTCTACTGTTAGAGTCTACCAATATGTCATCATTAGAGCTTTGGAATCTTTCCCAAGTTTCGGACTCCTGTGCATAAAGAATTTCCCCGTTATTGTCAAATGTGTATTCGTAGTTGCTATCCTGTATAATAGGTAAAGGGTTGCTGGTTTTAGAAGTTGGATAAATTATTCTTTCAACTCCGCTTTCGTCAAGCCAAGTTAGCTTTACATAGTTAACATAGTCTTGTGGTAAAATCATATACAAAGTAGGTGGAACTTCTATCTCCTGTGATTTAATAGATTGCAGGGTATCAAAATTTAACTCCTGAATACCGCGCTGTGCATGGAATGCAATGTCGGATCTTTTTACTTTAGATATTATTTTATCTTCTCCAACATAAGCTACAACAAAGTTATTTACTATGTCCTTCAGTGTTATATATTGGTAGTCCCCATAATTTTCGTCTAAGCTATTCCATACGCCGTCTGGCCCCTCGTAATATTGTTCGTTACTTATATTTATTAATGGCATATGTTATGATTTTTCTTGTTGGATAGTTTCTACTTCCTCCTGGTTGATGGCGTTGTACATGTTAAAGTCTTTAATCAATAGCCCTGACAACTCTAGTATTTTTATAACTAATTCTGTTTCTTCAGAAGGCTCAAGCTCAAAGTTTACTGAATTTGAGGCATCATACAAGGGTTCATCAAAAACAATTTGATATGCCCATTGTACAGTGGCCGGTGTTCTAATATAATTACAGCTAACGCTTGACGTAAGCTCTGCGTCGCCGTATACCTTAACGCCCTGCGTGTTTTGAGCGTATATAGGACGTCTATTAACGGGCCTTGTTAATGGAGATAAGTTTATGTATAATAATTCGTTTTGATTAATTCTTTCAGCCTCTACAAGCTCCGTTGTAGCTGTGAATCCATCTGTGATAGCATTTGTATATACAATACTTCCTAGCCTATAAAGATCAGCCGGAAGATCAAAGTGAAGAGTTGTTTGGTTATATGCTAATGACGCGGATGTTTTAAAAGGGCTTATTTTTTGATCAAGTATGGTTAGCATATCTGAATACTCGGTGTCATTACCGTGTAATCTTCCAAATTGATTTATATCATAAAAGTATTGCTCAAATAAATCTTGCTGTGCTTGATTAGCAAACAAGTTAAATTCCTGAGCGGTTACATACCCTCGCTGTTCTTTATTTAATATACCTAAAACTCTTTGATATACTGTGTTTACATTTATTGGCATATTGTTGTTTATTATTAGTTATAGTAATTAGGCCACTATTACAGCGGCCTAGCTACTATAATTAGTGACTTATAATTTTTTAATTATATGTTTGTAAACGTCCATACCTTCATCTGTTTTGAAGAATACTGCTAACGCGGAATATGGATGCTCGTCAAATGGCACTGTCATTAATTTTCGGCCGGTTTCGCCATAAGAAAATGTTCTTTGATCTTGTGATAAAGATATAATTCCTTGCTGTACCGCCTTTACACCTATATTTCTTAACTCTACATTTTCATCATTTGCAAGTTGTAAAAACAATATAGGGTTTCTTTTAGCAAAAACTAATCCATCTCTTTTTAATTCGCTAGAAGATAATAAATCTACTCTTTCACCGAACTCCACTCTTAATATTGCTTCTAATCCTTCGATGTCCATTTCTTTAGCAGCCAGCAAAGCTTGAATTTCGTAGTTAATGTATTCTACCTCATTCATTGCTTGCTCTCTTGGCTTGTCTTCAGAAAAATATTTGTTTCTTAAAGGGTGGTATAAAGATAATAATTTTTGTAAATTTTGTTGTTCTTTTGGAACATACAACCTTCCGTCTCTAAAAACTATTCTACCTAAAGTTGATTGCCCTTTTTGCTCGTCTACAAATACAGACTTTTGATTAGTGGCATATCTTAACTCTCTTTGATATCCGAGTTTTTCGTCAAAATACAGTAAAGGAAACTTAGCACTATGTTTAGAGGCTAAAGAATAAACTATAGGTTTTCCTAATCTGTCTACCAGATTATAAAGCCTATCTTTTATTTCCCACACTGGTTCTACTGGTTGTTGTATTTTTTCTTTTTTTGTAATTTTTGGTTGAGGTGCAACCTCGGGTTTTTCTACTGCTTCAGCTTTTTTCGCCATGATATAATAAAATTAAATAATTAATAAGAGTAATAATTACCCCCGTCGATATAACGAGGGTAATAATTACATTAATTTGCCTTCTTATTAGAAATTTTGTGTTTTCTTAAGAATAACAAAGTTATTAGCTCCTTGAACACATAATGCTCTTTCTGATAAGAAATTAACATTCATAGCGTCCTCTTCGCTCGTGTAGTTGCCACCAACAGAACCTGTAATCCAAGATTTCAATCTACGATCGTCAGCTTCAGAAGCTCTGTAGCGTACGTGTAAAAATGGTCGTTGAATATTTTGTCCTAAAATTTGGTCGTAAACCGTAGAGACACCTGCAGGTACAATAACTCCAAGAACGTCATTAACCATTCCTCTTGTAGTTGAATCATTTAGGTATTTCCAGTCTGTCTTATAGAAATCGTAAGATCCTCTTCGGAATCCGCTAAATCCTAAGTTAAGTGCCATATCTTCAGAATTTTCAAATACACCATAAGATGTACCTCCACTTCCGTAAGAATTTTGCGCAGCCAACATGATGTCGATATCCAAAGAAGTGCTACGATCTAAGAACAACATGTTCTCTTCAATAGCCCCTTGCTTATCTAGCTCTCCTAAAATTAAATCAAACTCTCCAATACCAGTAGCTGGTACAGCGTTTGCAAAATCAGGATCATTAAAAGTTAAGCCTCTACTTTCGATAGCAGCAAAAAGACCCTCAGATCCAGTAAAGCCATTATCACCAGCAGAATCTCCACCGCCTCCACCGTTGTCTTGTACGGCTTCAATCATAGACATTTCTAAATAATCTTCAAAACGTAACCTAGCTTCATGCTCAGACTTTAGGTACCATAGGTATCCTCCAGTTCCAGCTTCAGTAGTTACTTCAACCCACCCAATTTGAGCAACGTCTGAACCGTTTACTGCATACTTTTCTCTAAGTATGATAGGTTTGTTGCTGAATTGTGTGAATTTAGCATTTGGTTGTGCCGCAACAACAGAAGAGCCTTTTTTGTACTCAGAACCATAAACAAATACGGCAACATCAGTAATGTCCCCAGCAGGTGTTGGTAGAAGTGCATTCAAGTCTTGAGCGTTGTATGGAGCCACTGCTATAGTTGTAGCTGTGCCATCGCCTCCGGTTGTTACTCTTGCCTTAACAACAACGCCGTCTTTTGCAATAATAACTGTCTGGCCTGCGTTAATCAATTCCGCTTTTTCAGCTGCACTCTGTAACCCAGCAGTTCCCGCTGGATCAGCTGTAAATTGAATAGTGTTATTTCCAGCTTGCGCTACTGTAATTGAACAGTCATCCATTGCGATGTGTAGTCGCCCTTGTTCAGACCATACAATTTGGTCAGAAGCCATTGGCATTTCTGCTCCTACCATGCGTAAGAATCCAGAAACAGTACGGTTACCGTATCTTTCTACTTCTTTTTCGTACACTTCTGGTAAAAACTGTTGTGTAAAATCCATGTCAGCTAATGAAAGGTAGTTGTCCGCAAACAACCCTTTAGTAGGACGTGGAGTTTGGTGATTTAATTGGGCACCAATACCCGGTGTTGGAAAACTCATAGTTTTTTAATTTTAAATTGTTTATTTTTTTATTTTTATCTTTAATCTGGAAGAATCTACACCATTAACAGATCGCACTTTCCAGCCGTTCTGAAGAGTCGTGTTTTCATGAACCCCTCTCGGATCCATATTGACATTCTTCGTTCTGGCCATACTGTCTTTCATAGCGTCGGCTTTGCCTTGCTCATAAAAGTGTTTTGCGACTGCATCAGGGTTCATTGCAGTAAATAGAGATTTATGATAACCCCTAGCATCTGACATTTCATTTTTATCGTTTAAGAACTTCTTAACAAAATTATTAATGTCGCTTTGAGTAGTCTTTACCTCGCTTGCATTTTTAACATTAAACCTATACTTTTTGTCTCCAACTTGATATTCAAAACCTTTGAAATCTTTATTAAAAACCTGATTGGTCTGATTTAAAAACGTAGTTTTTTGCTGCGTTGCTTTCTCTTCCTGTTTGTTATAGCGGTTGAAAAATTCAACTGCTTTTTGCTGTTCTGGATTTAATTTTGATCCAGCTTTAATTTCTTCGTAATATTTAGACTTTAATCCATTTAAGTGATTCTTAGCCTTTGCTAGCTCTTCTTTATAAGCTATTTTCTTTTTACGGACATCTCTTTCCTCGTCTAACTCTTCGTCATAAGAAAAATTGTCTTCCATTAAAAAGTCAATTTCTTCTTTATCAAGATGAGGTTTTGTGTTTTCGTAATATTCTTTTAACAATTGTGCTTCATTTAATGACGAATAATCGGTATTTAGCTTTACATAATCCTGTAAGCTGCCGCCGGTTTCGTTCATAAAGTCAACAACTTTTTGAATATTTTCAGGTAATTCAATACCTGTTTCTTTTTGTTCCGCAATTGCTTCTGCAACATCCTCGGTTAGTTGCTCTGTTTGCTCTTGAACTTCTTCTTCTATTATTTCTTCAAGTGCTGATTCCTCGACTTGCTCGGGCTCCCGTACTTCTTGAACCACTTCTTCGCTACTTGTCTCGTTTTCGGGTTGCTCGACAACATCATTGCTGTCATCTGGGCTTTCGTTTTGAATGGCATTTTCTTCCGTGTTATTTAATTCTGATAAATTAACTTTAATCGTGCCATCTTCGTCCTTTGTTACGGGGCCTGATTCTTGCACTACTTCCTGTTTAATTTCTTCAGGATTAGTTGCTTCGTTTTCTTTGTTTTCCATGATAAAATATTATAAAATTACTACTATTACTATTATTACTTGGGCTCGAAAGAACCTAAGTCAAATCCACCTCCTAATATATCGTTTCCGCTAGATTCGAAGTTTTTTGGTGGCGTATTATTTTTTCTTTGATCAATTAGCTCGCTTTGCTGAGAGCCTTGCATTTTAATTCTTTTGTCTTTTCGGTCTTCTTTGGAATTCTCAATAGTGTCTTTTTGCTGAGTGTCCATGTTCCTAAGCTGAATATTGTATTGAAATTCTAAATTCATTAGTTGCATTTTGGACTGAACCTCTAATTGCATTTTTCTTTCAGCAAGCTGTGCTTCGATTTGTTTTAGCTCTATTTCTTGTTGTTTTAAAGCTTGATTTTTTTGCACTTCAGCTTGAGCTGCTACCTGCTGTGCTTGAGCATTAGCTTGGGCTTGGGCTTGAATATTTTGCTGTTGCATTAGCTGATCACGCTCTTGCTTTTTCTTTCTTCTTAGCTTTAATACTTGGTTAGCTAATTTAATATTTTTTATTTCCCTGATGTCTATAGCGTCAGAAAGTTCTATTAAACCTGCAGACAACGCTGTTTGAATATTATTTTCTAGCTGCTGTTTTTCTTCCTCATCTGGTGTTAGCTCTAAGAATATACCAAAATCGTACAAATGTAACCCACCCATTTCTTCAAGAGTAGCTGCATTGTGGCCGCCTATCTTCTGTATAAAAGCATCTCTTGTAGGTGAAAATTCTAATATGTCAGATATTCTAAGAGATAAGCACTCCGCTAATGTAGCCGTTAAATATAAACCTCCATTAAGAATGTGCCTTGTAGCAGTGTTACTATTTGCCGCTGCTATTTTTTGTATACCCACCAAAGCTCTTGAATCAGGCGTACTACCGTCTCTAGCTTCGTTTAGACCCGTTGTGTCTCGAATCATTTGTAGATAATAATTATACGTATTAATTAAGGCCGCCATTTTATTACCCCCAGAACCGCTTGTTATTTCTTGAATAGGCACTTTGCCCGGGTTCATATCACCTTCTTGAGTAAACGACCTACCAATTACAGAACCTGTTTGGAAAAACATATTTAATGCTTCTTGAGGATTGTAATTTGTTCCGTTACCTAGGTCGACTTCGGCTAAGCCGTCAGCGTCAAGATAAACACCATCTGGTACCATACGAGATAATACCTGCTGCAACTTTAAATGCGTAAGTTGTATCATATCAGCAAAGCCTGTTATACGACTCACTAAAGACTCAATTTTGCCTTTGTACATTCTCGGGGCAACAATACTGTAGTTCATTAATACTTTGGTATAGTCGCTTTTTGGCCTCATCATATTTTTAGCCATTTCCCACTTTAACAAATAGTCTGTACCTAGTATTAATACTCCTTCGTATAAAACCTCTAAAGACCTTGAAAGCTTACCAAATTGTTCTTCTAACATCTCTACAGGTGGATCAAATTGATCATCCCTTAAAACTATTTTACTAGCCCCTGTAGCGGTTTCCTTAATCTTGTAAACCTCGTTCATGTAGGTTTTAAAATTAAAATACAGTACCTGCACTGTATTAACGTCTGGAGACGCAGAGTTGTTTAATGGTCTGTTATAAAAACTATTGCTTTGGTAAGACGTTTTAGATATTTTTTCTAAATCATCATTTGTTAAACTTGGGAATTGCTTTTTAAGATCATTTATTGTAATGTCTTTTACTTCACCAACATAGTATATATCTTCAAAATATGGCGATTCAGTATATGAGTAAACTAAATTAGCCGGGTCTACATAATCAACCACCACACCTTCTGATAATGTAAATCTGTTTTTTACAGCTCCAATACCTATCGTAGTTAAATCATAATAAGTTCTTCTTTGCGTAAGATCATAAGAATTACCCTCTAGCAAAGTGTTTATTGCCTGCTCTTCAGCTATTTCTACAGCTTGCTTGTAGGTCAGCTGCATGTGTATTTCTAATTCTTCTTTTGTTTCAGGTAAATCCTCTACATTTGTTTTAAATATAGATATACCAAATTCATTTTGCACAAAATCTGATAGGTCCTTAGCGTGCATATCTCTAAGAACATCTTCCATATATTGTGTTCTTTTGCTCACCCCATACGGATCTTGAGAATATGCTTTTATATCAAAGTTCCTTTCCGCCATACCGTTTACTACGATATCTACAAACTTAGGAATAATAGGCACAGGCTTCCAATCTAAATTCAAATAAGATAAATCACCGTTTATTGACAACTCATCTTTGTATTTTTGTATAGGCTGTTCGCCCCTTGCGTATAATCGTAATTTATGAAAAGTGTGTTGGTTACTAACAAATCTATTTGAATTAGCTCCAGAATCTGTTTTGAACCACTCGTCTTGAATTGCTCGTCCAACTTTTAAGCCGTATTCCGAAGAAATTTTTTCAGCGTCACTAGCAACTTGACTAGGGAAAGAACTTTTTACAACTGATTCAGCCATACTTATTTTATTATTTTTGAAATATTACTGCCATTATTATATTTAGCAATATTTAAATTTAGTTTTTGTTTTTGTGTTGAAGGTATTGGTCTATAAAGGTTTTTATTACATGCCATTATAGCCAGCCCGCTACTTATTGCGGCATCAAATTTTGTTCTTTTGTTTATATCAAACTTAGACCAATCATTTAATGTTGAACTAAAATACAAGGTGCCGTAACTATTATCATCCAGCAAACCTACGTGTTTATCTATATAGCTTTCGATAGCCGCTGCGTGTGCTTGCTTTATATCCTCGCTTGAGTTCGGTATCCCGCCTATTTCCTTTTCTGCTACGGAAAGTTTATTCCATAGCTTATCTGGTCTGTTCATTGAATAGCCCCTGTATCCTCTTCTTTTTAAATAATACAGCAATCTAGGTTTATTATTTTCAGCCAATAACGGCATTCCATAAAATACTAAAGCCATAAGTACATCTTCAAAAAACATTTCAGCTGTTTGTGGCCGTGCTATATATTCTAAAAAAAAATGATTAGGAGGTGCATTTTCCATTGAAAATTTAGTTAATCCGTGCAAAGCACCTTTCGACCCACTGCCTCCTACTGTTCCTGATATGTCATAGCTATCACAGCCAAATGCCCCTATGTGATCATTACCCGGATATTTAACACCGTTTTTTATTACCTGCCTATTTTGCAGGCCACGGTCTGGAACCCAGCTAACTTTAAACCTTCCCTGGGGATTAGGCGTAAATCTTACTTTAGTATCTTTAATACCGTTTTCCCAAGAAAAACTCCCAGTGGTAACAACGCTACTATTCTTTAAGTCTTCGTTATAGTCTATTTGTTCGTATATTTTTACTAAATTAAATATACTGTTTTTAGTCTCATCCCGGAACGCATGCTCCTCTGTTCGTGGAAATTGCCTATAGAACTCATTTAGAGCATCCTGATCGCCTTTTAATCCCTCAACCTCATTATCCCAATGTTCTATAACCCCGACGTCTATAACGTCTCCATATGGTCCCTCACAATGCTTAAGTGGGGTTTCGAATACAGGCATCCCAAAAGAATCAATGAATCCTTCGTAATTCCATTCCATAGGTATGAACAAAGAATATAATCCTGACTTAGTTTGTCCGTTTCTATTTCGTTTGGTAACATCAGAATCATTATATAATTTTTTAAAGTTCTCTCCTCCCTTGTCTAATGCGTTCGACGTTGAGCCCATCATACATTTGCCAATAATCCTGGCTCCTAATCTTAGTGTCGTTTTTGTAACCCTCCAGTTATTAAGGATGTTGTCTGGCCTTTCCCACTTCCCCGATTCATCGTGGACGAGAAGTTTAAGTTTTTCCCCATCGTAGGAGTTGTCGCCTGTGTTCTTCCAGTCGATCGTGGTATCAAGCCCCTCGAGTAATTCTTTATCTTTCTTATTTTGTATAGACTTCCTAGTGAGTCTACTGGCTGGAATCCTATAGGCAAGCTCGGTCTTTGGCCTGTCCATACCGTCCTGGATGGGTTTGAAAAAGAACGGGTAGTTGACGGATATTGGTACAACCTTGTCTGTGAACATTTTCTTAGCATCCGCTCCAGACTTAGACAAGATACCGTACCGTGCATCTGACGTAATTGTCGCCAAATTAACGGTCTCTGCTGAAGACATAAATGAAAATCCTGAACGGCGGTTTTTAAGGTAACACATTCCGTAAGATCGTGCGTCGGCTTTACAAGCCTCCCAGAATATGAAGAATAGTCTGTTTGCTTCCCTAAAGTCTGGCTTCCCAACGTCAATCTTGCTCCACTGCAAGTACATAAAGTGAGCGCCAGTAATGTAAGTAGCCATGCTCTTATTATTGAACCAATGGCCTTCGTCTCTTTTTTTAAATTGTTCATCTATATATGGTTCCCATTTTTCTTTAAAATCGTCTGGATAATCGCGCCAATCAAATACACTAGATATATTTTTTAGCTCTCTAGGGTATTCCTCTGGCGTCCATTTATCGTAAGTTTTATCTAATTTAGCCGGAGCTTTTGGTAAAGCTATTTTTAACCCTTGTATTTCGTAAACTTCTCCTATTTGGCCGGTTTTACTAATAACGACGACATCATGCTCTTTGCTATACCCATACTGCCATTTTTTACTTTTATTTAGCCTAGATATAGTGTTTAATTTAATAGGAGTTATAATCTTTAATAAAGCCTGTTCGTACATTACTTAGATCTTTTTTCAGCAAACCCCTTAAACGACTTAGGCTTATCATCTTCTTTAGGTTTGTTATCAATTATTCGCTCCTCCTCGTCAATACGATTTAATATTTCAAACGCATCGAATATTGCTAATTTTTTAGTGGCTGCCGCATTTTTTAATCTATCAGCGGAAATATCATCATCAGAATCCACAATAGCCTCCTTGGCTACTTTAATTAATTCCTCAACTGCTTTATGCCCAGCTTGGATTATATTCCTCTTCGTTTCCTTGATATTCATATTTAATTGTAATTTGATTTGCAGGAACTCTATATAATTTTTCTTTGTTTATATAAAAATCGTATTCAAAACCCAGCTTATAACCTATCAAAGCGCCTTGTTCGATGGACCCATCAGTGTACTTTACAATACCAATTCCGGGTTTTTCAAAATCTATAGAAAACATTTTGTCTTCTTTTAAAGGCTTTATAAAACAAAAACCTTTTAAGCACTCCCATTCTTTTTTTTTGACTGCAAAAATTTGATTCTCGTTAACAAGATATTTATTTTCCTCAAGGTAGCTCCTGCTGTTTTTTTCTTTACCCCTAATGTCGTAGAATCTTCTAAAAACATTGTGATGCAGTATTACTTCGTCGCCTTTTTTAATGTTGGTATTATTTATAAGCGGTTCAGAAATTACAATACCTATTCTATTGACGTAATTGTGATTTTGAAGCTCGGTATTTAAAATAATATTTTTATTACCTACGTTCTTTATTGAAGTAGTGCTTTTACCTTTAGGAGTTACTATAAAATCTAATAATGAATTCATTAATAGTCTAAATTATATTCTACAGATATCGCCATATTCTTATTAAAATCTTTCCACGGCAGCACTTCGTCTTTCTTTTTAATATATATAGAGTACTTTTCGTCTTCTTCTATTATATTATATATAGTATGACCACCATACACCTCCTGACCGACAGAATAATGCATGGCGTCATTCTTATAATTTGATCCAATGCTAATCTTCCTTATTAACATTTTCTTTTATTTCTCCAGTATTTATATCAACACTAACATCTCCATAAGCTTCTTTCAGTTCGTCTTGGAATTTTTGTAAGCCCACTTGAGATTCTGAAACCCTATGCAATATTTGGTGCTTTTCAATATCTAGTCTTCCTAATTCTAATTGTAATTTATTAAAATTATTAATTAATGTTTTTAATTCTTCTAATTCTTCTTTTTTAATTTTTTTTGTTTTTGCCATTTTATTTAATTTAAGTGTTTAACATATAGTTAAGTATTACGTATTTACGCGTTACTTTAATCCTCTATCGTCATAGTTACTGAAGCCGGGTTTTCTAGTTCATCAATTTGTGAAGCAATACTGCCTTCAATAGCTTCAACTTGCTCTTCACTCATAGCTTCTTTTGTCCAGCCCGCAACAACTTCGTTTGTTAATTCGTCAAAAGGTATAAACTCAGTTTCAGGATTTAAAGTTACTATTTGAGTTCCAATATTAGTTGCTGAATAATCTTCTTTGACCCCTGTTACTCTCCAGTGTACATTATACACTACATTTGTCTCACCCTCTTCCTGAGGGTATACATCTACCGTTTTGCAATTCCAATCGTATGTTATCATTATTTTTATTTGTTTATTTTAAAATTCTAGGTATTCTTAAAGTATCTATTTGTTTTCCGGATTCTATATCTAAAATTTCATATGTTACGGTTTCATCACACACCATCATTCTGCCTAATAGCCCTATTGGCCTACCCTTACATCCAAACACAACCGTTGATCCGCTTGATCCATCTTTACCATCTTTACCATCTGCTCCAGTAGGTCCAGTAGGTCCAGTCGCGCCCTGAGGTCCCTGAGGCCCAGTGCTTCCTGTATCCCCTTTTTCCCCTTTAGAGGTAGCTGTTGTTGAATCTTTACCAAAGGCGGCTTTAACAAAAGCGTGCACCTCTTCTAGGTCTTGTCTTATATTTTCTATTTCTTTTAAAAGATATATTGATTTTGTATAGTTATCATGGTCATTTAAAAGCTCAGTTATATCTGATACTGCTGCTATTTCTGAAGCCACTTTAGATGGTACGACTATCTCTCCATTAGAATCTTTATAGGCTCTTGTTGTGTCCCCGCTTTTATAAAGCTTTTTTGTTCTTATGTTATCGTTTATATTAGCCATATCAAGTAATGTTATATTCAAGTGTTATAGTAATAGCTACGCCTCCCATGGTTTTAGATGTTCCAAAAGCCTCTGTAGTTTGATACAAAAGACCTATTAAATCTCCAGCATTAAAAGTAAAATCACTGTCTGCAAATTCATAATAAGCGGTCATGTTTGTACTAGCAGTATTAGCCACAGTTGCAGCGTATGTTGTTGCAGATGTAACATTGTTTACGTGTTTTTTAAAATTAACTGCAGTTGCAGTAGGTGTTGAACCCCCTCAGTGTCTTACATATACTTTTTTAACCCTGCCATCATAAGCAGCAACCA